TCACTCGGCTCGAGGCGATGATCGCTTCAGCCGCTCTGCGCCGAACTGGATGACAGCCTGGCTTGCCTCATCTCCCACAGCCTCGCGGGAGATGAGGTATTCCAGCATCTCAACGACCTGATCGGCAACATCTTCAGGCTTTGCGCTGCGTGTCCGTTCTTTCCAGAACGTGTAGGCGATATTCCAGATGATCTTCTTGATCTTCGGGAGATCGACGCTCGACGATACGCTTGAGTTTTCAGCCCGCCCGGTGACCAACCAGTTGATAGACAGGCCGGTTACGCGAGCAATTTCTGCCAGAGCTGATACCCGTATTTCTGTGTGCCCGCTGCAATAGTTGTACAGCGTTGTGCGGGAGATGCCGGCCGCTTCCGCCAGCGCATCAACGCCTCCGAATTGCCTGGCAGCCTCGGCCAGGCGCTCTCCCACACTGCTCATCGCGCAACCCATTTTTCAAAATCCCGATTTTGGGACTTGATGTCGTCCCGTTTTTGGGACAGTATCCAAATTATTGGACCACGAATGTGGGCCGATATTTCGCAACATAGATCAGAAAGCGCGCTCTTGCACAGCGCGCGTTCGGCGAGGTCATCATGAGACAACCCAAAAAATGGGACAGCCATGCCATCAAAGCGGAGCTGCACCGCAAGGGTATGACGATTGCGGCGCTGGAACGCCTGAACAATGCGTCGCCCGGCTCGTTTGGTCATGTCTGGCGGCGGACAGTCCGCCGCGCGGAACAGGCGATTGCCGACTGCATCGGCCAGCCGGTCAATGAGCTTTGGCCGGAGCGTTACCCGATCAGGAACTCACGGATCCTCTCCGCGGAAAATGAAGCTCGGGTCGCCCGCCACCAGCAGGCAGCCTGATGTCGGAGCTGGGCCGCTCTGGCCTTTAGCGTCCGCAGTCTGCGGCAGATGACAGGATCATCCGGCCGTCGTCCCAGCCCCGACGAGATGACTTAATCTCAATCGAACGAGCCCCACAATGACGAAACGTCTCGCCCAAATCGACACTGAGAGCCGGGCAGATTTCCATGCTGCGCGTGTCATGCTGGCAGATTGTCAGCACGTCGAGGCAGCCTGCTACGCAGCTGTCGCGGTGCACTTTCCTCACCTTTCGCTGCGTGATGTGATCGCACCGCCGGAAGGGTGGCACGATGCCACGCTGGCGCGTCAGGTCGCATTGCATCTGATGGTGCAGCGGTTTGGATTGCCCCGGCGTTATCTTGCCAGGTCGCTGTGTGTCACACGCTGGCTGATCGCGTACTCACAGTGGCGGGTGGCCGCCCGGCTCGACGACGAGGCCTTTGCCTCATGGTACGGCAGTGTCAGCACGCTGGCTGTCCATCTCGTTGAGGAGGCCTAATGATGGCCGAACTCAAGACAATCGCTCTCACAGACATCCACATCGGCGACAGGTTGCGCGAGATCGACGAGGATCACGCGCAGGTGATTGCCATTTCAATCCGCGAAATCGGCCTGCGGTCCCCGATCGAAGTCCGGTCGACACCGGCCCAAAAGGGCGGCAAGTTCACGCTCGTGACCGGTGGGCACCGCCTGCGGGCCTGTCAAATCGCTGAACTGACTGAGGTTGATGCCTTTGTCGTGAAGGCCGACGGCCGCCAAGCGCAGCTGCTGGAAATCGCGGAGAACCTGTTCCGGAACGAACTGTCCGTTATTGACCGGGCCGTCTTCGTGCAGCGCTACCGCGAACTCTGGGAAGAGGAGCACGGCGAGATCAAACCCGGTCGCCCCTCAATTAATTCCGCCACCGTGGCGGAATTTACCGGGCATGTAGCGGACCGTCTCGGGCTCTCCAAGCGTAGCACAGAGCGCCTGGATCAAATTGCCCGCCGTCTGCATCCGGAACTGCGGTCCGCATTGCGCCACTCTCCTGTCGCTGACCAGACCACCACGCTCCTGAAGCTTGCCAAGATGGAACCCGCCCAGCAGCGACGCGCGGCAATCGGATGGCGCGAGACGGGCGACATCAAGGCTGTGTTCTCGTTGCTGTCTGGAGGCGCAGCGACGGCCCCGGTCCGGAACGCTGATGATGTGCTGTTCGAGCGCCTGGCAGACGTCTGGTCTCGCGCCAGCGCTGACGTGCGGCAACGTTTTCTCATTCACATCGGTGTCGCTGACGCGGCACCGGTTGCTGCGGAGTGAGATTATGAGCCGCAACCCTCTGCAAATGGATCTGTTCGGCGAGACAAACGCGTTTCCCGTGCGTGTCTTTGTTGATGCCATCGACACAGACCGCTTCCGTGCACGGCTCAAGCGCTCTCTCGCCCGTGCGATACGCGAGTGTCAGATGGACCGCGCGGAAATTGCCGCGCGCATGAGCCGCTATCTCGGGTCGCCAATCACCAAGGCAAGTCTCGACAGCTACACGGCCGAGAGCAAGACCGGGCATGACATCAGCCTGCTGCGGTTCAAAGCACTCGTGAAGGCCACTGGTGCCACCTGGCTGTGGGACGAACTCGTCAGCGATGACGGACTGACCATGATGGATGGCGATGAGACGCTGCTGGCTGAGATTGCCTACTGGCAGGAAGAACAGCGGCTTGCCGCCGCACGGATCAAGGCTCTTCGAGCCAAGCCCGTCACCGTGAGGAGGCGCAAATGAGCCAGCAAGAATGGTTCAGCTCCACTGAGTTACTTGCCGCATCACTTCCCGGTCTGCCACGCGGCAAAACTGCCTTGCATGATCTCATCATGCGGGAACGGTGGCGCGATGACAGCAACCGTGCCCGCCGGTCCGGCCGACAGGGCGGCGGGTGGGAATATCACATCAGCCTGCTGCCGCCTCTGGCACAAGCGCAGCTGAAGATGGCCGAAGTGACTGAGGGGGAACCACGGCGCAATCCTCAGCGTGATGCCCTCTGGCAGCGCTACGAGGCCTTGCCGGAGCGGCACAAGGCTATCGCGGCGTCGCGGCTGCAGGCGGTCCGGGATGTGCTGGTGATGGCCGTCAACGGCACCACTGCACAGGCCGCAGCGGCTCTGATTGCCCGCCGTGAGGGGGTCTCTGTTCGCACCATCTACAACTGGCAGGAGATTGCGACAGCGCACCCGCGAGAGGATTGGCTGGCCGCCCTCGCGCCTGCCTATCGGTCCGATCGCGAATGGGCCCCGTGCCATGAACGCGCTTGGGAATGCCTCACGTCGGACTATCTGCGGCCCGAGCAGCCGACCTTTTCAGCGTGTTACCGGCGCGTGAAAGCGGCGGCAAAGGAGCACGGCTGGCAGCCGCTGCCGTCTGAGCGGGCACTGCGGCGGCGGCTGGATGCTGAGGTGCCCCAGGCCGTTCAGGTTGTCGCACGCTCGACCAAGGACAAGGCAAAAGCGCTGTACCCGGCGCAGCGCCGGACGCGTGATCACCTTCATGCGATGGAGGCGGTCAACATGGATGGCCACAAGTTCGACGTCTTCACAAAGATGCCGGACGGAACGATCACCCGGCTCTATCTGATCGCGCTGCAGGATCTCTATTCGGGCAAGTTCGTCGCCTGGCGCTTGTCAGATAGCGAGAACAAGGAGACGACCAGGCTGGTAATCGGCGACATGGTCGAGCGTTACGGCATCCCGGAGCGGATCACCCTCGACAACGGCCGCGCATTTGCAAGCAAGTGGATCACGGGCGGCGCACGCAGCCGCTACCGCTTCAAAGTGCGTGATGAAGATCCCCAAGGGCTCCTCACGACGCTCGGCATCGCACTGCAGTTCACCAAGCCTTACAGCGGCCAGTCAAAGCCGATTGAAAGAGCGTTCAAGGACCTCACAGACGACGTCGCCCGCCACCCGTTCTGCGCAGGCGCCTACACGGGCAACCGGCCGGATGCGAAGCCGGAAAACTACGCCAGCCGCGCCATCCCGCTGGAGGACTTCCGCCGTCATGTCGACAGCATGATGGCAGAGCACAACGCACGGCCCGGGCGCGCAGGCGGCAACTGCGCTGGCCGCAGCTTTGACGAGACGTTTCGCCATTCGATGGAAGCGCCTGGCACGATTGTCCGTCAGCCGACGACGGCACAGCGGGCGCTCTGGCTGCTGGCATCCGAGGGACTGCGGGCCCGTAAGGGCAATGGCGAGATCCATATCTACGGCAACCGCTTCTGGTCACGCGAACTCACCGCCCATGCGGGCAAGCCCGTGATCGTCCGTTTCGATCCGGATCATCTGACGCGGGATCTGCGTGTCTATGACCTGAACAATCAGCTGATCTGCGTTGCACCGTGCATCGCCGACACAGGGTTCCACGATGCAGAAGCCGCGCGTGAACACGAGAAGGCACGGTCGGGATACCAGAAGGCTCTGCGTGCGGAGCGTGCCGCTCATGCTGCGCTGTCGGCCAAACAGCTGGCGGAGATCTACGCAAAAGGCAAGGCACCGGTGCCGGAAACAACGCCGACAATACGTCCGCGAGTTGCCCGCATCGTCACAGGCATAGGAGCCGCTACCGCACGGGTAGAGGCTGTGTCTGTGGCGCCCGAAGACTTCGAGAACAGTTTCGCCCGGGCAATGTCCCGTCTGTCTGGCGGTGGTGCGGACATCCTTGAATTCCCCGCGGGGAATGAACCGGTAAGTACTGCGTACGGTTCCAAAAAAAAGGGCGGGAAGACCCGCCCATAAGAGGCCCTTCCGGGCTCAACACTAAGGAACCAATACATGACTGACATCAACAACACAAGCTCGGGCGCTGATACCGCTGTAATGGGCTTCGACCGCCCGAGCCAAACGCCGCCGCTTCTGCCAGGCCGGATGCAGGAAGACATCGACACATGGTCCACCCTGGTTGACCGTGTCCGCGAAGCTGCGCAGCGCCGTGGCTGGACTAAAGCTGAAGTTGCACGGCGCGCCGGGATGGCCAGCGGCACCTTCAGCCAGTGGTATAGCGGCAACTATGCTGGCCGTCTCGACCGGCAGAATGACATCATCTCGCGCTGGCTGGACGCTCTGGACGATCAGGCGGCGTTGGCCGCAACGATCCCCACCGGCCCGGCGTTCCTGCGCTTGAAGGCAGCAGATGAGATCGTCCAGACCCTGCGGTGGGCGCAGCTCTGCCCGGACCTCGTGGTGATCACCGCAGGTTCTGGCGTCGGTAAGACGGCTGCTTGCAGCCACTACCTGCGCACAGTGCCGCACAGCCACATGGTAACGGTCAGCCCGCACACGAAGACTGTCCACGGCCTGCTGTGCGCAATCGTCGAAACGCTGGGCATCAATCAGCGCAACCCGGCCCGCTACGTCGAGGCCATCGGCCGCAGACTGGAGACTACGGGCGGCGGGGCTCTTCTGATTGTTGATGAGGCGCAGAACCTGGTCGATGAGGCGATCAACCAGCTGCGGCACTTCGTGGACAGGCACGGTTGCGGCATCGCCCTGGTCGGCAACGACGAGATCTACAGCCGCTTCACCAAGCGATCCGAGGGACCAAGCTACGCGCAGCTCAAGAGCCGCGTGGGCAAACGCCTCAAGCGGAGCAAACCGTACCCGGAGGATGTCGCTGCCTACATCGATGCCTGGGGTGTCACCGAGCCGGAAGCCGTCCGGTTTTTGACAGGCATCGGCATGAAGGGCGGTCATCTGCGGCAGATCGAAAAGACGCTGAAGCTGGCGTCAATGCTGGCTCTCGGCAGCGGCGAAGGTGAGGTCACGCTGCAGCATATCCGCAGCGCCTGGACGAACCGCGACGTGGAGGACATGGCATGACGGTTGTCCTGTCCCGCGAGTTGCGCGCGATCGCAAACGACTTGCCGTCTCTGTCAGAGGCCCAGCTGCCGGATATCGCCGAGTTGCTGGGAGAGCTCGCTCACCTCGCCGACGCGATGGAGATGGAGCTGCGCTCGCACCGCCTGCTGGAACGTGGCCGCAAGGCGGCCGCGCCAGCCGCAACGCCAGCCGCAGCACAAGCAGCAGCAGCCCTGCCGGATGCGGAGAACGTCATCCGGCCTGTCTTCCGACGCACTGATGGAGAGCTGTCATGAGCGATGAAGCGCTGATCGCAGACGTGAACACGCTCAGTCTGCACCTGAACACGTTGAGAACCATCCTGGTCAGCAACCGCCGGGACGACGGTACATTGCTGATACCGGCGGAGCTCTTCGACGACCTGTCAACCGCCATCAGTTGCTACGCCCGCTGGGCGGCAAAGCTGGAGCAGGAAGCTGCAGATCGTGCCACCGCAAGGATCATTCCCTTCGAGCCGCGACGGCGTGTGCCGCAGTGCGAGCCGCCTCACTACGAGCCGGAGGGGGCCGCGTGATGAGGCCCTGGACACAAGACGAAGCGGCCCTGGTCATCGGCCTGCGTGCCATGGGGGAAGATCCGATCGACATTGCCGACCGGATGCGCACCACGCGGACGGAGATCCTGATCCTGCTGAAGCGCATCCGGCCGCTTCTGGTCTCCGGCAGCTGGATCGGTGAGCTCCTGGTTCCCCTTCCGGCAGCGCGCGCAGATGCGCCAGACCGGCGCACCACCCGCCCTGAGGTTCTCAGGCCCTATGCGGTGCGCAGCGACATCGATGAGCTGGCAGAACTTGCCGCCGCCCGCGACATCACCGCCCTGCTGATGGGTGACCCGACACCCGGACGGCGCACACTTGGCACCTCCGGCCCGCCGGCAAAACGTATCTCTCTACCTACCGTGAAAGGGTTCTCGAATGGAATTTGAAGCAAACGATCTGGCCGCAGATCAGGCGGGCATCACCGAGGTTGGCGGTGTCCCCTACATGCACGACGCGCGCGGCCATCTTGTGCCGGTCGCCAACATCAAGGCCGAGGACAAGCTGGAGGACGAGCTGGTCCGGAAGATCATCGGTTTTGCCGATGCACTCAGCGCACAGATCACCCGGTTCCGGGATCACACGATGGCAGACATTGCCGCGTTCGATGGGCTGCTGGCTCAGCAGTATGGATCGAAGGTCGGAGGAGCCAAGGGCAACAAGACCCTCCAGACCTTCGACGGACTGCTGAAGGTGCAGGTGCAGGTGGCAACGCAGATCGCGTTCGGACCTCAGCTCCAGACGGCCAAGGCGCTGATTGACGAGTGTCTGAACGAATGGTCGGAGGGCAGCAGGCCGGAAATCAAGTCCATCGTGACGCGGGCATTCAACACGGATCAGGAAGGCAAGATCAACAAGTCGGAGCTGTTCATGCTGCTCAGGCTCGAAATTGATGACGACCGCTGGAACCGGGCCATGGACGCAATCCGCACCTCGATCCGCCCTATCGGATCGAAGGAATATGTCCGGTTCTACCGACGCGATGGCCTGGATGAGAACTGGCAGGCCATCACAATCGATCTGGCGAAGGCGTGAGGAGGCGAGGATGAGCGATAAAACACCCTTTATGTGCCTCTCTGCCCGGCGCAGCGGCGTTCTGGAGTTTTCCGACACGTTTGTTGATGGCGCGATCCTGGTCTGCATCGGGCGGCTGGATGAGGTGCGGGATCTGGCCACGTCGCTGGCGCGGCATGCGCATGACGGCGAGACGCTTCTGGTGCCCGGCGTGCCGGAGGCTATGTGCGACACGGCCGCGGTTGATGCGTTCATCTCCTGGCGCAAATGGTTCCGCGACTGCGCTACGCGGCGCGGTGTGGAGATGGTGATGTGGGGAGGTCCAGCATCATGAACACCAGAAAACGCCGGAGCCCGCAGGAGAAAATCCAGTACCTGCGCGACCTGACCCAATGGGCCGCATTCGAGGTGGCGCGAGCTGATGCCAATGCGGTGATCGGTCATATGGAGCGCACCGAGGGGGCGACTCTCCGGTTTTCCGGGGGGGCGTATGTGCTGCGCTGCGGCGGTGTGGGCGCCAGCAGCACGATGGGCGGCGTCCATTTGCTCGATGCGTGGCGCCGCGCCGCCAACCGCACGATCATGCGGCTCAGCCTGCAGACCGGAGGGCAGTGACATGGCCCGCCTCGACGATCCTGATGCAATGGACGCCGAGGCGGCACGGCTGCGGCGGCAGCGGCGTGACCTGCTTGATCAGGCGGAGCGCCGCCGGTGGCGTCTCCACCGGATGCCCGGCCTGCAGCAACAACTGGCGACAGCCACCACAAATCTGATGCGCCTGGAGCTTGAGGCCCGGCGCGCGAAGGAGCACCCGGATGAGTGCGAAAACAACCCCCGGCGGCCATTTTGGTGGGAAGACTGAGAGGACCAGCATGAGTTCTTCCATCGCAGCCATGCACGTGGCGAAAAAGCAGTTGGGTCTGGATGATGACACCTACCGGGCGAAGCTGCGGACGATCACCGGCAAGTCCTCTGCAAAGGACATGACCGAGGCCGAACGGCAGCAGGTGCTCACCGTGTTCCGCAATGACGGGTTTGCGCCTGCAGGCGGACAGGCAAAATCCAAAGGGCTCAGTGGGAAATACGCAAAGAAGCTCCAAGCGCTCTGGATCGCGGGCTACAATCTGGGCGTCGTCAACGACCGGCGGGACGCGGCTCTGCTCGCCTTCGTCAAGCGCCAGACTGGTCTCGATCATACACGGTTCCTTCACTACGCCGACGACGGCCGGGCAGCAATCGAAGCGCTGAAGGGCTGGCTGAAGCGCGATGCCGGCGTGAGTTTCGGAAACGCAAACGGATACGATTGGCTGCAAAGTGACGGTGCGAAAGTCGCCTGGGCGCAATGGCGCATCCTCCATCCAGGCACGGGCCTTATCACCCGTAGGGGCTTCGACCAGGAAGCCATTCGTCTCTCCGGCCGGACCAATGCGCATGTGCTTGATCACCTGACGGCTGCCGACTGGCAATCGGTCATGAACGCACTCGGCGAGCGGATCCGCGACGCGAAAGGCGGTGCGTGATGACCGATCGCGAAAAGCTGCTTGCGAAGATCAGGGCGCTGACAGCCAAGACGACTGGTGCAGGTTGCACGGAAGCTGAAGCTATGGCTGCTGCTGCGAAGGCTGCAGAGCTCATGCGCGAATATGGCATTACGGAGGTGCTGCTCGACGCCGGCCAGTCTTCCATTGGGGTGAAATTCGCCATCCGGTCAGTACGCGGCCGGTTGTGCGCCGCAGTTGCCGTAGTGACAAACTGCGCCGCTCTGCATCAGAGGACGGGCCGTGACAAGACGCTGGTCTATGTCGGTTGCGGTCCCTGGCCACAGGTCGCCTGCTACCTGCATGACGTTGCGCACCGTGCCGTTGACGCTGCGGTGAAGGAGTTCCGCCGCAGTGGCTTTTATCGTGCCCGCAGAACCGAAAAGACGAAGCGCAAGGCTGTCGAGGACTTCACCGCAGCGTTCGTGCAACGGATAGCCGAACGTCTTTTCAGGCTGTTTCAAGAGACGATTTCCGATGACTTGAGAGCCAAGGGGAACGATGCATTGGCAGCTCTTTATCCAAGGACAGACACGGTAAAGCACCGGGAGGCACGCACTCGTTTCGCCTCTGCGGCGTCCGCAGGCCGTGGAGCTGCAGAGCATGTGAACCTAGCTCACGGCGTGGCCGGGCGCGGTCCCGCCGCACTGCTGATGGCCGGAGGCGGAGATGAATGAGGATCTGGTCGCCGAACTCCTGGAAACATTGGGGCCGGATGGTTTCTACGCTCTGGTCGAGGCCCATGCGGGCGTGCGGCTGTATGTGCCCGCGGATCCGGACAGGTCGGACCTGTCCGAGAGCATCGGGCATGAACATGCAAAGCGTCTTTCCAAAGTCTTTCCATGCGGATATATAAAGGTGCCGCTTGCCCGTGAGTTTCGCGCATTGCGCTATCGCGAGAATGGCATGAGCAATCGCCAGATTGCCCGGCGCCTCGGCCTGACAGAGTCTGGCGTCGAAAAGCTCCTGAAGCGCGCCCGGCTTACGCAGCCCGGGCGCGGATCCCGGCCCAAAGATACCCGGCAAATGGATCTGTTCTGAATGACCCGCCCGCGAGGGCGGGCATGATTGCGCACGGCGCACGACGCTATCCTTGCTCCAAATTACGCCATTCGCCTGGCACTGGAGCCCCCCGATGCGTCCCATCTCCGAAATCATTGTCCACTGCACTGCGACGCCTGACGGCAGGCCGGTGACCGTCGCCGAGATCGACGCCTGGCACCGCGCACGCGGCTGGTCCGGCATCGGCTATCACCGGGTGATCGGCCTGAATGGCGAGCACTGGGATGGGCGGCCGCTCTCTGCTGTTGGCGCACATTGCGCAAACCACAACACTGGCACCATCGGTGTTGTTTATGTGGGGGGGCTGGCCGCCGATGGCCGCGCGCCGAAAGACACGCGAACGGCTGCACAGAAAGCTGCTCTGCTCGCCGAGCTGAAAGATCTTCGGGACCGCTTCAGCATCCGCAAGATCAGCGGCCACAACGAATATGCGGCCAAGGCCTGTCCCTGCTTCGATGCTTCCGCTGAGTATGATCACCTGTTCGAGGGCCGCCGCCGTGAGATCCAGCGGGCTCTTGATGCAATGCTGCGGCGCGGCGATGCCGGGCCGCCGGTGGCCGAGTGGCGCAGTCAGCTCATTGCCTGGCGCGCGCGCCAGAATGAATCGAGCCCGCTCCTGAGCGACCCGGATGCCGATGATGTATTCGGCCATACGGTACAGACCGAGACGCTGGCGTTTCAGCGCTCGCGCCAGATCGTCGCCGACGGCATTGTTGGTCCGCAGACGCACAACGAAATGCGCCTCGCGCTCAACGGACGGCCGCCGTTCATGGCGCTGCCGGAGTACCGCCGGTGAGCGACATGACACGACCCTCTTACCGCACCTCGAAACGAGCGCTGTGGGCGTCGATGATCCTCGCCTGGGTCGTGATCCTGGCGCTGACCGTTGGCGCTGTCGCTGGCGTCGAGACCGCCGTCGCATTCGGCGCGGTCGCCCTCCCGTCCATGGTGGCGATGATCGTCGCGATCCTCGGCCTTCATCGCGCCTTCGGCTCGCTGGACTACCGCGCGGCCGCTCAGGCAAGCCGGGCATATGATCCGCGCAAAGACCCGGAGGGCGGCGCATGATGTCGCTCGTCAGTGGCCGCATGGTTGGCTTCATCGTCGCGGGGACGCTCGTCCTCGCCATCGCCCTGGTCGGCTGGCAGAGCCTGCGGCAGGTCAATGCGCTGATTGAGATTACGCGGGCCTCAGCAACGGCTGAACGGGACGCACACTGGCGGGCGGAGATCCAGTCTGCGGAGGCCCGCACGGCCCAGGCAATCGCTGATGGCCTGCGGCGGACAATGACCGTCGAAGCCAACGCCCGCGGCCAGGTGGCCGCGTTGGAAGCCCGTGCGGCAGAACTGGAGAGCCTCAATGCATCCTTGCCTGATGGCAATAGCTGCGGCCTTGGCCGCGATCGTGTCCGGCTGCTCAACAACCGGTAGCCCGATCCTGCGCTCCACGCTGGTCGAGCGTGAGCTGCCGGCCGTGGCGCTGGTGCCCTGCGCTGCGCCGGTGCCTCTACCCGACCGGCGTCTGGGCGAGCGCGAGACCGCGGAGTTTTGGGGCCGCGACCGCACGGCGCTGCGCACATGTGAGACCCGCCGCCGTGCCGCAGCCGCGGCGGCTTCAGGAGGACCGAATGCTGAATGAATATGCGCTCGAGCTGTCGCAGGTGCGGGCTGAAAATGAGAAGAACGCATCCATTGCGGCCACGCTCGCGAGGACAGGTTCAGCCGATTGCGACGACTGCGGCCGCGCGATACCCGAAGCCCGCCGCGCTGCCTATCCCGCCGCCCGGCGCTGTGTCTCATGCCAGGAGCAGGCCGAGCGGGAGGCCTATACCCGATGAGCGCTGCAGAGATCTCGCAATATCTCGGCCTGACGCTCGCGGTGATCGCGTTGCTCGGCCACGCGAAGGGCTATTTCAGCTCGGGCGAAAAAGCGTTGGCAGCCCGCGTCGAGACGCTGGGCACGATCCAGAACGGGCACGAACGGCGCATCCAGGCGATCGAAGGCGAGATGAAGTACGTGCCTGACCGGGACGCCCAACACCGGATGGAATTGCAGCTGGCTGAAATGGCCGGCCGGTTTGCAATGCTGGAAGAGAGATTGCGGCCGATCGCGGCAACCAGCGAGCGGCTGCATGAGCTGTTGATGGAGCAAGCGAAGAAATGAGTGAGCTGGCAACTGACTTCGCCCGCCTCGTCAAGGAAGAGGCACGGCTGATCATCCTGCGCGCGCTGGCGGATCAGACAAACGAGAGCCTGAGCTCGTCGCTGATGGAGCCCGTTCTGGCGCGCTTCGCCATCCATCAGCCACGGCCCTGGATCCACCAGCAGCTGGAGTACCTCGCAACTATGGACGCGGTGACGCTGACTGAGGCCGGTACTGTCCGGATTGCAACGTTGACCGAACACGGCCACCGGCACCTGCAGCGCCACATCGCGATTGAGGGCGTCAAACGGCCGTCCCGCCCGGCGGGGACCTGACCCATGGGACGCGGGCGGCTGAGCGGGATCGACCTATTGCCGGAAGAATGCGAGCCCATCGTGAACTGGGCTGCGCAGGAGCTGGCTGACAGGTCGCGAACCCAGGTCGAGATCTATGGTGAGTTCAAGCAGAAGCTGATCGCTCTGCAGGGCGAGCAGGGTATCGATTTCGACATCCCGTCCTTCTCGGCATTCAACCGCTACAGCGTTCGCCTGGCGATGATCTCGCGGCGGCTGGAGCAAACCCGAGAGATTGCCGCAACGCTTTCTGAGCGCATGGACGCCGCCGGGTCTGATGATCTCACGCTGATCGCGGCCGAAGCGATCAAGACGCTGATCTTCGAGGTGCTGCAGGCGAAGGGTGAAGCTGGCATCGATCCCAAGGGCGCCATGGAACTGGCCAATGCACTGCGCGCCGCATCAGCTGCCCAGGCGAGCAGCTCGAACCGCCGCCTGAAACTCGAAGCCGAAGAGAAGCTGCGCCGCGTCGAATCGGAGATGAAGGCCAATGCCGAGAAGGCGCTCGACGCGCTCTCGAACGAGCCGGGCATTTCCAAGGAAGCGATCGCGCGAGCACGTCGTGAATTCCTCGGCGTTCGTCCGATCAAGAAGAAGGACGAAGCCGACAATGGTTGAGCTGCCGAAGGGCCAGTGGACCGATCCGCCGGTGCTCGCCCGCAATCCGGAGGAACTGCCTGACGATCTGCCGCGTGGAGCCGAGATCCCCGAAGATCTCGACCCTTTGGCCGAAGGCGTGCTGATGGATCATCAAATTGAGTGGCTCGCCGATGAAAGCATTCTAAAGGGCTGCGCGAAGGGGCGCCGAACCGGGATAACATTTGCAGAAGCGCTCGACGCTACGTTGATCGCAGCGGCCCAGAGATCCGCGGGCGGTCAGAATTACTTCTACATCCCAGACAGCAAGCCGAAAGGGCGTGAGTTCATCGGGTATGCCGCTCATTTTTCTAAGACGGTGGCCAAGGAGCTGCTCTCGATTGAGGATGGGGTATTCTTCGACCTGAAAGCCGATGGTACCACCCAGGCGATCTCCAGCTACATCATCCGCTTCGCCTCCGGTTTCCGAATAGAGGGCCTGTCGTCACGACCTGAAAACATCCGAGGTCTGCAGGGCGTTGTCTGCATTGATGAGGCTGCGTTTCACAGAGATGTTCGCTCGGTCATTGACGCCGTTGCAGCCTTGCTCATCTGGGGCGGTAAAGTCCGGATCATCTCCTCGCACAACGGGGTCAGCAATCCCTTTAACGAACTGATCAAGGAAGCGCTTGCTGGTAAGAATGGCTTCAACTTCCACACATTCACGTTTGGAGATGCGGTTCGCAACGGGCTCTATAAGCGTGTCTGCCTGATGAAGGGCGAGGAGTGGAGCCAGGAAAAGGAAGACGAGTGGGAGGCAAAGATCCGCTCGGCTTACGGCACGCGCACCGCCAAGATGCGCCAGGAGCTGGACGCGATCCCGGCCGAGGCCGAGGGCGCGGCCATGACCCGCGTCCTGATCGAGAGCTGCATGTCTCGGGATCTCCCCGCCGTCGTGCGCTGGGACCGGCCAGACGACTTCAAGAACCTCGACGATTACGAGCGGGAAGAGCAGGCTTCAGAGTTCTGTGAAGGCACATTGAAGCCGCTTCTCGATGCTCTCGATCCAGCCCGCGAGCATTGCTTCGGCGAGGACTTTGCCCGATCGGGCGACAAGACGGCCATCGTGGTCTTTGAGATCGGCGCCGACCTCGTACGCCGTGCGCGCCTGGTCGTCGAGCTGAAGAACATCCCGTTCGACCAGCAGCGCGACATCCTCTTCTTCATAGGCGATCGGCTGCCGCGCCTGACGGGTGGCGCGCTCGATGCGCGGGGCAACGGCCAGTATCTTGCCGAAAAAGCACGACAGAAGTGGGGCGAGTGCATCCACGAAGTGATGCTGTCGGCCAAATGGTACGCGGCCAACATGCCGGCCTATATCGAGGCCTTCGGCGACAAGAGCCTGCTCTTTCCCTACGACGCCGATATCCTCGCCGACCATCAGGCGCTCGCTTATGTGAACGGCATCATCAAGGTGCCGGATGAACATTCGACCAAGGGCGTCGACGGCTATGACCGCCACGGCGACACCGCGCCGGCCGGGGCGCTCGCCTGGTTCGCAAGCTGCCAGGAGGCGCTTGCCTATGGCTATGAGACCAACCGCAAGACCGCAGACTCGCGCATGGTGGGCCACAATGGCGGCCCGCCGCTTGATGAGGACCGGCGCGGCCGCTCGACTGACGTTTATCTAAGAGGATCGCTGTGATGGCCAGCCTGAAAGACTTTCTCGGCCGCGTCGTCAAGATGATGTCGCTTACGGAGCCACACGCGACGCCGCAAGCGGGCGGCGTGCGCCAGGTGATTTCCGGGCATCCGGCAGACGGGCTCACGCCGCAGCGCCTGGCGGCCATTCTGCGCTCCGCGTCCGAGGGCGAACCCGAGGCCTATTTCGAGTTGGCTGAGGACATCGAAGAGCGTGATCTGCATTACGCGGCCGTCATGGCGACGCGCAAGCGGTCAGTGGCCCAATTGCCGATCACGGTGAAGGCAGCGTCCGACAGCGCGGAGCACAAGAAACACGCGGACTTTCTACAGTCTTGGGTGGATGAGGAGGTGCTGCGCGCTAATCTTTTCGACATGCTCGACGCCATCGGCAAGGGCCTTTCGGTCATGGAGATCGATTGGCGGCTGACGAACGGCCTGATGATGCCGTGTGATTTGATCTGGCGGACCCAGCGCTGGTTCACATTCGACCGGGCAGATGGCGAGACGGTTCTTTTGCGGGAGGGCGTAAGCGGTGCCGCATTGCCCGGGCACAAGTTCATCGTCCATCGCCACAAGTCGAAGTCTGGCCTGACGATACGATCCGGCATCGCCCGTGTTGCCCTCTGGGCCTGGATGTTCAAGAGCTTCACGACGAAAGATTGGGCGATCTTCTGCCAGAACTATGGCCAGCCTATTCGCATCGGCAAGTACGGGCGCGGCGCGAGCGAGGAAGAGAAGGATGTCCTGTGGCGTGCAGTCTCCGGGATTGCCGGAGACTGTGCGGCGATCATGCCGCGCGAGATGCTGATCGAGCTTCATGAGGTTGGCTCTAAGAGCTCTTCGACGGACATGTATGAGCGGCGGGCCGATTGGCTGGACCGGCAGGTGTCAAAGCTCGTGCTTGGACAGACGACGACAACTGATGCCGTCTCCGGCGGCCACGCTGTCAGCCAAGAACATCGCCTCGTCCAGGAAGACATCGAGCGCGACGATGCCGGTATGGTCACGGCAACGCTCAATCGCCAGCTCGTGCCGAACATTATCGCCTTCAACTTCGGCCCGCAAGACCGGTATCCGCATCTTCGCGTCGGCCGTCCGGACGAGGTGCCGCTTAAGGAGTTTTCCGAAGCCTTTGACAAGCTGGCAAAGCATGGTCTCACGGCAGAGGAAAGCTATCTCCGGGATCGCCTCGGTATCCCGACACCGAAAGAGGGCGCGGTCCTTGTCGGCGGACGCCAACCCATGCTTCAGCCCGCGGCGGGGGTGCCTTCCAAAGCTGAGCAGGCTGGATCTGGCAGCATCCTGGATCGTCTGTTCAAGTCCAGCCATGCCAGGTCTGAAGCAGCAGATCCGGTCGATGTGTTGATGACGCGCCTGGATCTGGATGCCGCCGGGGCGATGGAGGGGATGATTGGTGAGGTGCGCAATGCGCTCATGGAGGCAACGGATCTGAGAGACGCAGCAGAGCGCCTGGCGTCGCTTGAGCTGTCACCCGATGCCCTCACAGAGGCAATGGCGCGCGGTATGGCTCTGGCCCATTTGGCGGGCCAGGCGGCGCTGATTGACGACCTGAAGGAACGTCCATGAAATCGGGCCGCAGGCGCGCGTCAAGCCCCGCAGTGGTGCGGTTGCCTATCCCGCCAGCGTGCTGCGCGTCCACGGGCTTCAAATCCGCTTCAAATTCGATGATGAGGAGCTGAGGCAGATGGTGGGGACAGTCGCGGCTCTCGATCTGCCGTTTGATGAGGCGATCCGCTTTCTGCGTGAGAAGGCATCGGTGCCGACCAGGAGCTGGCGGGACGTCTGGGATGGCGCACACTCCAAAATGTTCATGGTTGCCGGCGCAAACACGGTTGCCATCGTCGACGACTTCAAAGCCGCGATCGCGAAAGCCTTGGAACAGGGCACGACCCTTGAAGACTTCCGAAAGGATTTCGATCAGATCGTCAAGCGTCATGGCTGGTCGCACAAGGGAGAGCGGGGCTGGCGCACAAAGACGATTTTCGAGACAAACCTTAGGACGGCATACGCGGCTGGCCGGTATGCACAGCTGACGGATCCGGACACGCTCGCGGCCTTTCCGGGGTGGCAGTACAATCATTCCGGCGCGTTGCATCCTCGCGTCGATCATCTGCGATGGAATGGCCGGGTGTTCGCAGCCACCGATCCGGTTTGGGGTGCAATTTTTCCGCCGAACGGCTTCGGTTGCGGTTGCTTCGTCACGCCTGTCTCAATGACCGCATTGCGCCGCATGGGCAAAGCCGGCTTCGACCGGGCTCCCAATCTGGACCAGCTCGGCACCGATCAGCCCCGCGGCGTTGATCCGTCGTTTGCCTACAATCCAGGAAAGGCCTGGCTGCGTCATGCCGCACCGGGGCCGCAAGCGGTGTCTGCTCGTGAAGCACAGGTCGCGGCTTTTGTACGGTCGTCGCTGGCGGGCAAGTGGCCGCCTCAAGCCTACACGCCAGTGGCGACAGCTAGCGAGGCGGTCGCAGCCCAACTGGATGTTGCTATTGGAACCGAGATCCGTCTGTCTGCCTCCACCATCCGCAGCCACCTGCACCACGACCGGATCTCCCCGGATGCGTATGGCGTGCTGCCGCGATGGCTGGTGCGCAACGGCATCCTGGTTCAGGACAAGTCCGCCCGCTTTGCGTTTGTCGGAGAGTATGAAGGCAAGCTCTATCACGCGGCCATCAAGCGGGTGGATCGCGGAGAGTGGCAGGAAATCTGGCTCACATCGCTGCGCAGGACGGAGAGGCGCGACATCCTGCGGCGCTTCAACATCGACTGGGACCGGCGCGGATAGAGGGGGGCACGGCACGCCGGGGGGCCGGAAATCGCCTGATCCCAATCCGCCTGAAGGCGGTCCTTCCTGGTCGGCGTGCCAATGAGATGATAGCTATCTGGCGGGAATAACGCAACATGAGCGGCGCAAGCGTTTCGATCACGGTGCAAATGCAGGATGCGGCGGTCTCCCGAGCATTCAATGCCCTGGGCCGCCTCATGACGAACACCCGGCCTTTGATGCATGCAATTGGTGTCGGCCTGGCTGGATCCACGCATCAGCGTTTCGTGTCTCAACGTTCGCCCGACGGCCACTCATGGACCGCTCTCGATCCGGCCTATGCGGCCGAGAAGCGCAATATCAGGATCCTGACGGAAAGCGGGCGTCTCAGAGACAGCATCCACGCCTCTGCCTCGGCAGATGAAGTGAGGGTCGGGACAAACGTCATCTATGCCGCAGCCCACCAGTTCGGGGCAGTCATCACTCCAAAGTCCGCGAGCCATCTGGTCTTTCGCATTGGCGGCCGTCTGATCATGGCAGACAGCATTACCTTGCCCGCACGGCCCTTCCTCGGTATATCGTCAAGCGATGAAACGATGATCGCCGAGACGGTCTTCGATTTCTTCGAGCGCTATTCGCGCAACTGATCAGCTCTCATTGCCGCTTTACTGCCCGCGTGTGCGGGCATGATGCTGCCGCGCCCCGCGTGGCACGTTTGCGTCATGTTTACAGCGATCAACTCACACCACTTGCCGATAAGTGCGGATGCGGCCAACAACGAGCCGCCCGAATGGGTGCATCTTGTGCCGGCCGGCCTGTTCTCAGGCAGTGACGGACGCGGCCCTTATCAGGTCACGTCTCCGGCCGCTGTGATCGCCGCGTCGATCCAGCCTGGCCGCAAGCTGCCTATCGATATCAATCACGCAATCGACCTGGTTGCCGGAACCGGTGGGCAATCGCCGGCCGTCGCCTGGATCGCTGCGCTGGAGTCTCGGGACGACGGCATTTGGGGGCAGGTCGAATGGACGCCAGAAGGCGTCTGGCTCTGGACGTCGAAGAGCTACGGCTATCTCTCGCCCGTCTTCACCCACACGAAAGACGCGCCGCATCAGGTCGTGCGGCTGCTTCGGGCGGCCGTCACCAATAATCCGAACCTCACACTCACAGCACTCCACCATCAACAGCAGCAGCAGGAGACCGCAATGCTGGAACAGCTGCGGAAGGCGCTCGGCCTTCCGGAAACCGCGACGGAGGCCGATGTTCTGGCGGCCGTCACATCCGCCCATCAGGCTCAGCAGGAAACGGCAAAGCACGCCGCCCTGGTCAGCAAAGCGGCCGAAGCGGTGGGTCTGCCGGCCGGCACTTCCGGCGACGCCCTCATCGCCGCGCTCCAGTCTCGCGGCAAGGTCACTCCGACCGAGGCAGAGAATGCAGAGCTGAAGGCGACGGTCACCTCGCTTCAGAGCCAACTCACCACTCTCATCTCGAGCCACGCTCGCGATCGGGCCGTCGCTGTTGTCGAGGAGGCCGTCAAGGCCGGCAAGATTGTGCCCGCACTCAAGGAGCACATGATCGCCCGCCATATGAAGGACCCGGCCGAGGTCGAGAAGGAGATCTCGCTCTTGCCGTCCATCAACAGCGGAGGCCTGGGCGGCCGTAAAGTTCCCGAGGCCGACGGCGGCGGGCTCTCCGCAGAAGACCGCCAGGTTGCTGCCCTGATGGGCGTCGACGAAGCCGCCTTTGCCACATCGGCAAAGGCCCTCCACGGAAAGGGCAACTGACATGGCAGCCTCGGACGACATCCGCACCAGACGCAAGCCCGGCCCCGGCCGGTCCTATGGCTACCCTGTGCTCGCCGGTGTGAAGATCTACGGCGGCACCGTTGCGGGCATCACCGCAAACCGCGAAGCGGTGCCGGCCGGTCATCCCTCGGTCGTCAAGCTCCTGGGGTTTGCCGGGCAGCGCGCCGACAATACCGGCGGCGCAACCGGCGACCAGGTCGTGAACATCGAGAAGGATGTGCGCCTGATCCCGCTCGCCGGTGCCACCGCAGCGAACATCGGCGCCACGGTCTACGCGTCCGCCGACGACACCTTCACGCTCACCGCAGGCTCGCTGCTTGCAATCGGCACCATCGACGCCATCGACGCTGACGGCGTCTGGCTCAAGACGCTCTGAGGACGCCTCAATGGATATCAATGCCAGCACCCTGCGCGCGATCTATACCGGCCTCTCGACGGCCTATAACGGGCGCTTCAGCGCGGTGCAGACCTTCTACAACACGGTCGCCATGACTGTCCCGTCCACCACCGCCATGAATGAATATCCACGTCTCGATGATCTGCCGGGTTTCCGCGAATGGCTCGGTGACCGCATCGTCCATGACCTTGGCGCGCAGACCTATGTCATCAAGAACCGCACGTTCGAGAAGACGATCGGCATCATTCGCGACCAGATCGAGGACGATCAGATCGGCATCTTCACCCCGGTTGCCGGCCAGATGGGACAGGACGCCGCTCAGTTTCCCGACCAGCTGATCTGGCCGCTCTTCAAGAGCGGCGAAACCATGCGGTGCTACGATGGACAGTACTTCTTCGACACTGACCACCCCGGCTACAACGAAGCAGGTAATGCGGTTTCGGTTTCCAACTTCACTGATGGCGCCGGTCCGGCGTGGTACCTGGTCGACGACACCCAGGTGATGAAGCCGCTGGTTTACCAGACGCGCCGGCCGTTCAAGCTGACGCCGCTCCAGAGCCCCGACGACCCCAATGTGTTCTTCCAGAACAAGTTCGTCTGGGGCGTCGATGGCCGTTGCAACGCGGGTTTCGGCCTCTGGCAGCTTGCACACAAGTCGAAGGCTGTCCTCAACGAAGCGAACTACGAGGCAGCCCGTACGGCTCTCACCACCATCCGCCGGCGCGACGGCTCGCCGCTCAATATCCGTGGTGCCAAGCTGATCGTGCCGCCAGCGCTCGAGGGCGTCGCGCGCAAGCTGGTGGCCGCCGAGACTGTCGCGAATGGCGCGACCAACGTCTGGAACCGCTCTGCCGACGTGGTTGTGGTGCCCTACCTCGCCTGATCCCGCTGCGGACAGGCACCCGCCGCCACCAGTCATCCTCCCGGCTGGTGGCGGCCTTCCGGAAAGTGGCCTGACGGCCATTTTCCCGAAGCTCGAAAGGAACAGAACATGACGGTGAAAATCCAGATCATCTGCTCGAACCCCGGAATGCGACGCAACGGTGCAATCCACCCCGCCAGCGCGTTTTACGACGCCGGTCACTGGACCGAAGAGCAGCTCGATGCATTCCGTGCCGACCCGGCCTTCACCGTGCGCGAAGCCGGCGAAGACGAGAACGTCCAGACAGAGGATGATTTCCGGCTGCGCGTTGATGCCACCGTGCAGGAGCTGCTCGCCCAGAAGGTTGACGAGTTGCAGAAGGCGTTCGACCAGGCGGTTGCCGAGAAGTCGAAGGAGAAGATCGAGGAGCTTCAGGCAGCACATGACAAGGCCGTGGCCGATCTGAATGCAAAGCTCGATGCGGCCGCCAAGGCAACGGCCAAGAAGTAACGCCCGAGAAGCACCCGTGCGGGGCTGGCGGTTCAGCCAACCCCGCAGATGATCCCGCTGGAGATAAACCTTGTACGCAACCGTCTCCGACATGATCGCCCGTTTCGGCGAAACTCAGATCATCCGGCTGTCCCGGCCGGAAGACCGCACGGCAGAGACGGTTGACGAAGAGAAGGTCAACATCGCGCTGACCGACGCCAGCGCACTGATCGACGGCTATATCCGTGGCCGCTATCTCGTTCCGATCGCAGTGCCTCCGGCAGAAATTGTGCGGGCCGCGTGCGTTCTCGCACGCTACGACCTGTCCGACACGGAACGCTCGTCTCCGTCTGACGAAATGAGCAAGGGCCGTGCTGACGTCATCAAGTGGCTGGAGGCAATCTCGCGGGAACTGGTCAACCTCGACGTTCCGAGGGCCCTGGTCTCCGGAGGCGATCAGGTGGGCTCCGGCCCGAGGATCTCCGATCGCGGCCGGGTCTTCAGCCAAGACACGCTGAGGAGGTTCTGATGGCCTCCTACGAACTCGCGCCCATCCGCCGCCAGGAGCCGCTTATTGTAGAGCGTCTGCGATTGGCGTTTCCCGCGCAGACATTTGCGCTGGAACGGGTGCCGCCAACCCTGACGCTTGCCGAGTTCAAACGCGTGATCAGGCAGGCGCCATTTTTGGGCTTGGCTTGGGCCGGCATGAAGCCGTCCCCCGGCAATGGCCGCGAGCTTCGGGGAGCGATGCAGTGGCGCCTCTACCTGATTTGCCGCGCTTCAAACGGGCTGGAAGCACGGTTCAAAGGCGATCGGAAGGACATTGGCCTGGATGCGATGACAGACGTTGCGCTGGCTCTGCTGCATGGCGCAAGCCTGAAGCCTGTTGGTGCAACGGACGTCACAAACGCGCAGAGCCTGATTGCCGATGGCTACGCGGATGACGACATCGCACTCTGCCAGATCGACTTCGATTTCACATTCACAAGCTCGCCCGCTGACTTTGCCCTGCGCAATGCCGATGCCTTCAGCGCACTGGATCTGACCTGGCAGATCGACGGTTCACCGGGTCCTGGCGTGGTGCCCGGACTTGAAGAGCTCCACCAAACCTGACCACCCAAGGAGCGATCATGTCGAAAGCGACAATCCTTATCCAGGCTCAAGGCCGGTCCGTGCCGCAGGAGGACGGTTCGCCCTGGCCAGACGCGGGCCTGCCCGATCCTGGAACTCTCTACGTCCGCCGCCGTATCAAGGACGGCGATCTGATCCCTGCAACCCCGACCCGCCCGTCCAAGGCTGAAGGAGACAAGTGATGGATTTCAACGAGATCCCGGTCGATCGCCTCGAGCCAGCCGTTCTGGTCGAGATCCGGCCGAACTATCGGAACGCAGGCGTGTTTGCATGGCCTGAGAAAGCGCTGATCATCGGGCAGAAACTGCCGTCCGGGACGCTGGCTCCCGGGCAGATCGTTCAGATTACGCGGGCGGATGAGGCCCAGGCTCTCTTCGGCCGCGGCTCCATTGGCATGGAGATGGTTTCAGCTTTCAAGAAAGCCAACCGGTATACGCCGCTCTATGTTGCTGGGCTGCCCGACGCCGATGGGGCCGTGCAGGCAACCGGCAGCTTTACCTTCGCCGGAACCGTGCCCGCGGCCAGTACGATCCGGTTCAAGGTTGGCGGCCGTGAAGTGCGGATCACCGCTCTGACCAGCGATACCGTGAACACGCTGGCCACAAAGCTGGCAGCCGCGATCAACGCCGATGGAGACATGGTGGCAACGGCGGCGGCCGCGGCGGCCGTCGTAACGGTCACATCACGGCACGGCGGCGAGGTTGGCAATGAGATCGACCTCAGAGTGGATACCAGCAATGCGCCGGTCCCAGGCGGGCTGACCATCGCAGTTTCGGCCATGTCAGGCGGGTCGGGAAATCCGCTCATCCAGACGGTTCTGGACGCGGTATCCTCGACATGGATTACGAAGGCGGCGTCGCCCTGGAGCGACGCAACCAACATGTCCGCACTGGCCGAATGGCTCAGGGTTCGATACCTCGCGACGTCGAAGCTCGATGCGCATGCATTCGTGTTCAAGCGCGGCACCTTCGGCGAGTTGACCGCGTTCGGGGCTCTCACCAACAGTGCATTCCTGACCTGCGGCGGCCTCAAGGGCAGCCCGACGCCGTCATGGGCGATGGCTGCTGCCGCGATGGGAATTGCCTCGTTCCATTTGACCAACGACCCTGCACGGCAGTTGCGGTCACTGGTTTTGCCTGGTGTTCAGGCTCCCGAACCGGCAGATCAGTTTCTCGATGAAGAGAATGATCTGCTGCTCCGGTCAGGCATTTCGACATTCTATTGCCTGCCCGATGGGTCTGTAGCGATCAGCCGAATGATCACGACCTACAAGACCAGCAGCCTCGGAACGTCTGACCGTGCATGGCTGGATATCATGGTGCCCGCCACCATGAGCCGGATCCGCTACGACTGGTCGACCTATGTGAGCCTCATGTATCCACGTTCGAAGCTGGTTGATGATGGCGCCGATGCTGCGTTTGTGTCTAGGTCGGACACTGACGAGGACCCGGGCACCGCTGTCGTCACTGCCGCGCTGATGAAGGCCAGTTGGGCGGCCCGCTGCAAGCTTTACGGGGACCGGGTCTGGATCGAGGACGTGCGCCGGACAGTTCGTGAAAGCGCGATCCGCCGCTCGCCCGATGATCGCAACCGTCTCGAAGGCAGGCTTCAGGTTCAGGTCGTTGGAAATCTGATGGTCTTCGCTCAGGCTCTGGAATTCCAGGTCTGATCTGCAATCGATAGCTTAGGAGCTCGAAATGGCGCAAGTTCTCGGCATCGTCGACATCATCTGGCGCGGCCGCAATCTCAAGGTCGTCAAGGGGGCGAAAATTCGCGTCGGCGGCATCAAAAACAATGCAGTGACGTATGGCCAAACTGTCGGACGTGCGGCGGAGTTTCAGGGTTCGGAGGTCAAGGCCACCGTGCACCTGGAACGTGGGCAGCGCTGGGGCAACACCTGGGACCCGACCGAAGGGGAACTCCAGGTCGTCTGCGACACGGGGCAGACATTCGTCATGTATGACGCGTTTTTGTCCGGCGACATTCCCGACATCACCGGCGGGGAAGGCGGGAGCATTGAACTGACCTGGTCGGCGGGATCGGCTGAGGAGATCATGGCATGAAAAAGCCTGAGAGCACGAACGTCCACTTCGATCTGGATGAGGATCTGGATCAGGAGGCGCATGAAGGCAGCAGTCCCGAAACCAGCCCGGTCATCGTTGATGAAGGGGGGATTGCACCCGACATCATCAATGAAGATGGCGAGGTGACAGACAAACTGCCCGAGCGTGCCAGCGTCAATGACGACGGAAGTGTCACGCTGCCTTTGCGCTACCCTGTGACGATCACAACGCGCAAGGACGGCAAGGTGCGTGAACGTCAGTTCGCCGAGTTGACATTTCACCGGCTGCGCGGCGCCGATCTCCAGGCGATTGCCGCCGTATCGAAGGAGCATGATACAAAGGTCACCTTTGCCAGGTCAACCCGCACGATGCAGGCTGTCATGAATGCTGTCTTCGACAAAATGGATGCAGCCGACATTGTCGACGGCGGGAAGGTCATCAATCATTTTTTGACGAATGGCCAAGCAACTGGCCGGTGATCCTGGGCTGTCTGGCAGATGGCACCGGCTTCTCCGCCGCCGAGATCGGTGGATTTGATCTGCCGCAGGCCATGTTCTGGTGGAATTGCCTGATGGAGTGGCGCCGGGAAGTCCAGGACAGCAACCGCTGAAGTCTAAGTCATGCCCGCCCGTGCGGGCATGATCTCTTTCGCGCGCGCGCGATAGCCTGGGCCGTCTCCAATCAGGATCCGGCCATGTCCTCTCGCAATATGACATTGGATGTGATCGTGCGAATGCGCGATCTGATGTCAGGACCGTTGCGCGGACTCCGGTCGGCCCTGAACGGCGTCGCCTCGTTTTCGCAAAAGATTGGAGTTGTCGGGGCCGCGATCGCCGGGCTGAGTTTCCTCGCGCCGATCGATCAGGCCGCGGCCTTCGAGCAAAAACTGCTCGACATAGCGGGCACAATGGAGCTGACGCGAGACGCCGCATTCAGTTTTGTTGCCGCTGCCAAATCCGAATATGAGGAGCTGGCTCTTTCTATCGGGCAGTACTCGTCAACAGTTGCCGAGGGCGCGGGCGCAATGATCGCCGCGGGCGTCGACAAGAGCCTGATCGACGCTTCGATCGGCAGCATCGGCCGCGCGGCCACTGCGGCTAACGCTGAATTTTCCGACATGACATCGGTTGCGACATCGTTGCTGCAAACGTTGCGTGTGCCCGCAGATCAGCTGGATGATAGTCTCGGCGCGCTGGTGACCGCGGGCAAGCTCGGTTCATTCGAGCTGAAGGACATGGCCCGCTACTTCCCGACGCTCACCAGCCAGATGACGAAATTCGGCGTGACCGGGCGGGAGGCCGTCAACTTCCTCGCCTCGGCGCTGCAGATTGCGCGAAAGGGCACCGCTGACCCTGCGGAGGCCGCCAACAATCTGAAGAACTTCCTCGCAAAAATTCTGGCGCCCGCAACCATCAAGAATTTTCAGGACGCCGGCGTCGACATCGAGGCGGTCATGCGGGACGCGGCGACGAAAGGCATCAATCCGATTGAAGCCGTTGTGCAGAAAATCTCGAAACTGACGGGAATGTCGGGCGCAGAGATTGACGGGCTGATGCAGAAGGCGAAGGCCAACGGTCTCGAAGGAGCTGAGGCGCTCGGCTATGTCCGTGAGCAGCTCGAGAAGATCCACGGCGCAGGCAAGCTGGGCGAGATTTTCGGCGACATGCAGGTCATGGACTTCCTGATCCCGATGCTCGCGAATATCGACGAATACAAGCAGATCAAGGAGGAAGTGGCGGCCGCAACCGGTGGACTGATCGACGCTGATTTCGACACGCAGATGAAGGGGCTCAACAGGCAGATGATCACCTTCCGGGAGATCTCCAGCCAGGCGATCCGGGAAGTCGGGCTTGCGTTCGGAACCTGGCTGCCGCTGATCAACGAGAACCTGATGGCCGCGCTGAAGTGGCTGCGTGAAACGGACAAGGCGACGGGCGGGATGGTCACCCAAGCGCTTGCTTTCGCGGGCGCGGCCTTGATGCTGACGGTCGTTCTTGGCGGCCTTGGCATCGCCCTTCGGGCGGTTGGGTCCGGTGTATCTGCCTTCCTGATACCTATTCGTGGCTCTGCCCGAGTGGTTGGCGCGTTGAGCAGGTATTTTGCCAATGCTGCCCGTAGCGCCATCGGGCTCCAGGCCGCATTGGCCGGCATGGATGGGCTCAAATTCGGTGGCATGGCGCGGCTGGCAACCGGCTTGCGTGGCATGCTCTTCGCCATCCCTGGCATCTCCAGTCTTTCGGGCGTTCTATCCGCAATAGGAGCGGCGCTGGCCGGTATCAGCGCGCCCGTATGGGGACTGATCGCGGCAATAGCAGCCCTCATCGCGGCCATTGGCGTGCTCATTTACAAATACTGGGAGCCCATCAGCAATTTCCTCGCCGGGTTCGGATCCGTGATCGCAACGGCGGCCGGGGAAGCTCTCGGGGCCATCGGCGGCTTTGCCTCAGAGATTGCTGCGATGGCCGGTCAAGAGCTGATCGATCTCGCCGCATGGCTGGGGTTTGATGGGGCATCAATCGGCGAAGTGCTGGCCTCGGCCGGCAAGCTCGCGGATGACGTCTGGCAGTTTTTTGCGGACTTGCCCGGCAGAGCCGGGTCGCTGTTCGCGGATCTATTCAGCATGAACGACTATTCGGATGAAGCCGAGGCCGGTTTCCGCGATGCCGGTGAGCGGGCGGGCCGTGCGATGGTGGAAGCAATTAAAGGCGCATTTTCTACCCTGTTTGACTGGTTCCGGAACCTCGGTTCTATGATCCTCGACGCGATAGGAAGCATCGACCTGTCGTCGATAATCAGTTGGCCAAGCCTGCCGTCCTGGATGGGAGGCGGCTCCGCCGGCGGCGCCACTCCTCCAGCGAATGAGAACATGTTGCCGGCCCAGGGCGGGCAGCAAACAACGGTCGGCGGACAGATCGACATCAGGGTCACGGGCCCCGCTGAGGTGACAAGCACCAGCAGCGAGAATTCGGCTGTGCCTATCACCGCGAATACCGGCCGCACGGTGGGGAGGTTCTGATGCGATTGGACAGCCTGAATGCTCTGCCCGGATTGCTGCCCGGTCTGTTCCGCGGCCACACGCTGCATTTCGTTGACGCGTCCAGCGAGCATGGGCGCCGCGTGGTCGAGTACCTATTCCCGGGCGTTGACGCTGCCGCATACGATGATTTCGGGCTCTTGCCTCAGTCTGTCTGGGTCGATGCCCTGGTCATCGGAGACGACTACAAGTCGCAGGTGAAGGCCCTTCAGCGCGCGTTTGAAACCCCGGGCCCCGGCCAGCTCATCCACCCGTGGCTGGGCCCGATGATGGTGATGATGGATGAGCCTGCCGGCATCTCCTTCTCATCACGGGAGATGAGGGTCGCCCGTATCAGCGCCCGGTTCAAGCGTGTGTTGCCTCAGGCGGTCATCACCGGTCTGCTGTCAAGCCTAGATGAAAGCGTGGCAAGCCTGATCTCAGCCGCGCGGGCAATGATCAGCGTTGTTTCCTCTGGCATATCAATCATGCACAGTGCTGCTGTTCGCAGGTCTGCCCGGGTGCTCATCTCAGCGGCTGCATCAGTTGAGCCGGAACCGGATGGCAACACACTGGTGCCGCGCATCAGGGCGGCACTTGCATCGGCCGTTCCCGAAACACCTGCGGTCTATTCGTCTTGGCTGACAGAAGCTGCGGCTGGCCTCACATCTGTGGTCGAACCATCTGCGGTCGGAGCGCACCAGACAGCGGTCTCACCGCCGTCTGCCCGGACCAAGGCCGCTGTTGCCATTTTGCTATCGTCCACTTTGACGGATGCGGCACGCTCAGCTCCATCAGATGCAGACGCCGCTTTACTGCTCGGCGCAGCAGGAGAGCTGCTCGCGGGCGCGGCCAGGCAAACAGCATATGCCGACTTCTCGTCACGGCCCGACGCGACCGGTTACAGGACCCGGTTGGTAGACGCGCTGGCGTCATTGATTGAGCAGACCGAAACCATTGAGGCTGAGACCTATCAGAGCGCTGTATCCGAGTTGATCAGGTCGGCACGCCGTGTCTCCGCAGCCATCGTGATCGAGATCCACGAGGTTGTCGGCCGCTTGCCGGGCGTCCTGTCCTTCAGCGCCGGCAGGCCGCAGGATGCGTGGCAAGTTGCCCAGCATGTGGCGGGTGACCGGCCGTCACAGATTGAGGACGTCTATCTGGACATCGTCCTTCGAAATCGTCCCAACCATCCGGCGATGCTGGAGGCTGGTAGAGTCGAGGTTCTGGAGATTGGCTGATGGCAAAAAGCATCCGGCTCTTGATTGACGGCCTGCCCTACGATCAATGGACCTCAGCCGAGATCTCGCGCGATCTCAAGGACTTTGCGGGCGCATTCACCTTCACCTTCAGGGACGCGGAGCGTTCAAGCAATTCACTACCATTTGCGACCATGGCCGGCGTGCGAATGTTGCGGCCGGGGCCGGGCGTTGAAATCAGGATCGGGCGGCGTCTCGTCCTGAAGGGGTACATCGAACGCGTTGATGCGGGCGGCAGTGACCGCCAGGCTGCAGTTACGATTTCTGGCCGTGATGTTACCGGAGATCTCATCGATGGAGCCGCATTCGCCGGCGAGGCAGAGTTCGCCAACGTGACCTATGAAGATGCGATCCGGCGAATTGTGGCACCCTATGGTTTGACCGTCCGGTCGGAGATTGAAGCGGGTTCCGTGTTTGACCGCTATGCTATCGACCTTGCGGAAACCGCCTTCTCCGCAGTTGAGAAGGGGGCCAGGTCGCGCCATGCACTCGTGCTATCCGATGGCGTCGGCGGGATTGTCATCACCCGGACGGGGCAGACCAGGGCTGCTGCTGAACTGCGTTATCCCGGCAATGTCCTCTCCTGCAGCGGGAGCTTCAGCCACGAACAGCGGCACAGCGAGGTGGTCGTGCGCGGGCAAGGCGAGAAGGCTGGGAAAAGCCGCGGAGCGGCCGCGCTGGACACGACCGCAGAGCCGCTTGCATCCGGCCGTACGTTTGGAGACGGGTCGGCGACCGCACGGGAACGGCAAGGCACGGTTGCCACCGGCCGGTCGCTGGATGAGGAAATAACGCGCTATCGTCCGATTGTTCATCTGGCCCGCTCGAAGGCGGATGGCGCGGCCGCCCAGGATGAAGCCGACTGGAGAATGCGAACATCAAGGGCGGACGGCGAGCAGTTCACCTACACGGTGCGCGGTCACACGGCGAATGGCCAGCTTTGGACGGTCAATCAGATGGTACCCGTCTCAGATGCGTTCCTTGGTGTTGAGCGGGATCTGCTGATATCCCGAATTTCCTACCGGGAGGATCCTGTAGGAGAAGTCACCGAACTGACATGCCAAAGCCCGGAGGCATTTGACAAGGCGCCTGCCGGAGACCGGCGGGCGAACAAGAAATCAAAGTCAAAGCTCGACGGAACGGCGGAGGCGTTATGAGCAAGGAGGTCTGGGATAAGATCCGGGGTATGGCCCGCCGCGTGACGGTGAAGGACATCAAAGATGACGGCGAGACTCAGACCGCATCGATCGAGGTAGCAGACGGTGCCTGGCGTTCTGATGTCGAAATCCTACAGCAGTACGGTATATCATCAAGCGCGCCTGAAGACGGGGCTGTAGCCATAGCCCTCGCACTTGGCGGAGATGAAGGCGATATCGTTCTGTTGCCGGTCGCGAACCCGTCGAGCCGCATGGGCGGCCTTGGACCGGGTGATGTGGGCCTCTACAACAAGTTTGGTGACCGGGTCATCGTTCGGGCGGACGGCGGGATCGAAATGGCGGCAGCGGCCTCCTTCACCTGCAAGGTTGGCGGGGTAACGCTGGCCGTCGGGCCCAAAGGCGTTGATGTCACCGGTGGCTATCTCAAGGTCAATGGCGTCCGGGTGGACGACACGCATACTCACGGCGGCATTGTGCGTGGCGGCGCGCTAACAGACCCGCCGTCGTCCTAGCCCCGCCAGCCGCTGCGGGCATGATTGCCTTCGCGCGCGCGCGTTAGGCTGTTGCATGTTTTGCGATCTAGCCCTTGCTTTCGACCCATCCAGCCACCGCTGCGACCTAGCGCTGAGCGGCGACCTCGATCTCGTAATCGACACAACCCCAGTGCCCGCCATGCTGATGTCAATCGGCCTCGACCGGCGTGCGGACGTGGATGATCCGCTACCGGAGGGCCGCTCGCAGTTTCTTGCTCCGTCAAGTTTTTCCGAGAGACGCGGCGCAATCGGCGATGCGTTTGATCCAGCCGGGTACATGACCGGTTCAAAACTGTGGCTGCTGGATCGCGCAAAGGAAACCGAGATAACACGCTTGCTGTGCGAGGCATGGCTGGAGGAGGCACTTGCCTGGACGGTCGAAGCTACGGGTGCGCCGGCGGAAATTGAGGTTGAGTGGATCCGGCCCGAAGTGCTGGGCTTTAGGGTTTGGGTCGAGGATGCAAGCGTTTCTCTGACGAAGAGGGTTGATGGCTGATGTGGCCCATTCCGCGCGCTCGATCAATTTTTGACCGTATTGCCGCTGCTCTTGAGGCCGGCATTCTGTTGATCCGGCCGGACGGCGACCCGGTGAAGCTCTCGATGGCCGTGAGGGGCGCTCAAGGGGTTTTTTCGCAGATCATTCGCGCCATAGCCCCTGAGATACGTGAATTGCACGACCATCAGGCATGGTGGGGGCGCCAATACATGCCGGACAGCGCAGACGATGAGGCCATGATCCGCCGTCACGCGAGTATCTGGGGTGTGGACGGCCGTGGCGCATTGACTGCGGTAGGTTCTGTGTTGGTCGAAGGGATCCCGGGCAAGACTTTACCTGCGGGTATCGCACTCGCCGCGAGTTCGGGTCAGCAATATGCAACGACGATTCCTGCCGTTATTGCCGGTAACGGCAGCGTCATCATTCCTGCTATCGCCTCAACCGCAGGTGCCAGCGGCAATCTCGCTGCGGGCGTTCAACTTGGGCTCGTCAGTGGTGGCGTGGCCGGGATCTCGAAGATAAGCGTTTCATCCGCGTTCGAGGGCGGCGCAGATGAAATGACGCCGGATGAACTGAAGACCGCGTATATGCGCCGGATCCGGCAGCCGCCGCATGGCGGTGCAGTGTCCGATTATCTGCCATGGGTGCAGGAGGTGGCGGATGTGCTTGCGGTCAAGGTCATTCCCGATTGGATCGGCCGTGGTTCTGTAGGTGTTGCTGTGGTGATGAAGGATGATGACGGATCCGCACGAGCCCCTACCGCTGAAGAACTGGAACGGATCCAGACACATCTCGGAGATCTGTCAAGCAGCGTGGGTGTCAAGCCGGTCACGGCGCGAGTGATAGTGCTGGCGGGAGAATTGACCGCCGTTCCTCTGGCCCTACGGTTGAGGCCCGATGCAGCGTTGACACGTGTTGCTGTTGCTGAGGCTTTCAGGCGCTTCATCCTGACCATCGGCGATGACGACGACAGCCAGAATGATAGCCCGATCGGAGCGATTATCGAGCCCAGCCGGATCTCAGAGGCTCTGTCTGCCGCAGAAGGCGAGTATGCGCATGACCTGATCAATCCTTCCGCCAAGTATACGTTGGGGCCGTTGCAGTACCCTGTTCCCGGTAGCATCACATGGGTGCTGTCATGACACGTCCCGTCCAATCGATAGCCCGCAGCCTGATCGCAAAGCTGGCGCCAGGTTGGGCTCTCGGAAAGCGTGATGGCGTTCTGGATGCAATACTGTCCGCTGTCGCAACCGGGCTACACGATGTCGAAAGATCAGCTGAAGCGCTGATGGACGAGACAGATCCACGCGGCAGTTCATACTTACTGCCAGATTTCGAGCGCTGCCTCGGGCCAGACCCCTGTGGCCGTGATCAGGCCAGTCTGAACATCAATCAGCGCAGGCAGCTGGCTCACCAGCGTTGGACTGCGCGTGGCGGGCAGTCGAGCCCCTATTTCATCGCTCTGGCGGCTCGTCTCGGCGTCACTGTAACGATCGACGAGTTCTGGCCGTCGCGTGCAGGTGGACTGCGTGCAGGTCAGAGACTACGGCCCGAAGGCTGCCAGTTTGTCTGGCGCGTCAACATTCCAGGCCTGGTTACCGTGGTGAACTTCAAGGCGGGCGCCAGCAGTGCAGCCCACAGCCTGGGCACTTTCGCAATCTCATCCATCGAGTGCGAGATCCGCCGGCTGAAGCCAGCCCATACCCATGTCGTATTTTCCTATGGAGGAAGCTGATGGACCGCATCAATGGAGCGGATACCGTAGATATCGGAGGCGGACGCCGTGGCTTTCGCGATGAGGATTTGCCTACCGGACAGATTGGCACAGAGGTGACCGCGGCATGGCTCAACATGATGCAGGAGGAACTCCTGAAGGTCATAACGGAGGCCGGCCTCACGCCGAGCGCCAACGATTGGTCTCAACTGTGGGCGGCGTTACAGAAACTGGGGTTGGGCCGGTCCGCAAGCGGACGAGCCTGGTTGAGTATTACTTCGTCTACTGCAACTACCCCGCCAGCGGCGCCGGTGAAGGGAGACATCTATCTCGTACCGGTTGGTGCAACCGGAGTTTGGGCAGGACACGCCGGAAAGCTGGCTGAGTGGACCGGCACCGAATGGACGTTTGCAACTACGCCAGATGGCCACGGAATCAGCCTGCCGGATGGTCGCGTGTTCGAAAAAATCGGCGGAGTCTACACTGAGTTTCTTGCTAGCCGGTCGTGGGTAATGTCGCGCACTGCCGCTACGACCAAACTCGGCCGCTTGCCCTGGCTGCCCGTCATTTCCATGACCACGACCGCGCCGCCCGCCAGCCCGGCTCAGGGGGATGCCTATCTCGTTCCGACGGGGGCCACCGGAGCTTGGGCAGCCAATGTTGGACGGATCGCCGAGTGGGTGGATGGCGCATGGTCCTATGCCACGCCGGTCGACGGCCACGGGATCAGCCTGCCGGATGGTCGCGTGTTCGAACGGATCGGCGGCGTCTACACTGAGTTTCTGGCGAGCCGGTCGTGGGTAGGCAGCCGCACCGCCGCCACGACCAAGCTCGGCCGCTTGCCCTGGCTGCCCGTCATTTCCATGACCACGACCGCGCCGCCGGCCAGCCCGGCTCAGGGGGATGCCTATCTCGTTCCGACGGGGGCCACCGGAGCTTGGGCAGCCAATGTTGGACGGATCGCCGAGTGGGTGGATGGCGCATGGTCCTATGCCACGCCGGTCGACGGGCACGGGATCAGCCTGCCCGATGGTAGGGCCTTCGAACGGATCAGCGGCGTCTACACTGAAAAGCTTGCTCTGGATGTTCAGTCGGGGAAATGGAGCTACGCACAAGCCGGTGGTGCGGCTAATGTGTTAACAGCAACTCTGCCGATACAGCCGGTGAGCTATGCATCGATAATTGGAACTGCGATCAGAATTAAGATATCGGCCACGAATACCAGTTCATCGGTTTCACTAAACCTGAATGGTCTGGGCGCAATGCCGATCGTGTTTAATGATGGCACCGCATTGCGTCCGGGCGACCTGCCTTTGGGGATCATCGAACTTTTGGTGGAGCAGGGCCGTTTCACTATTTCGGGCTTTTCACCCGCATTTGTCGGGTCCGCGCTCGCGTCCGAGGGCGGACGAATACTGAACTATCGCGTATGGAGAGAGACAACGCGCGAAATTTTTACGGGGGTTCTCAATCCGGGCCTTCTACTATTCTCCGCAGTCTACGCGAAAAGGAAGGCGAATAGCCGACTTGTCTTTGAAGCTTTTCCGTCGTTGAGGCTCGCGTCTGCCGCCTCGACCTCGTATGCACGCGCAACCTTGAATGGGAACGCCGATACCGACCAGCTTCAGAACCATTACCTATTCTCAAATAACAACGGCATAAATTTTCAGCCGCCACAGAGCAATAAATTCATTTGGGATAACGTTGCAGCCGGGACAATCGCGATTGAGTACCGCGTGGGGCAAATTCAAACGGCAACCACAACAATTGTCAAAAACCCTTCAACGCTTGATGGAAACGGCTGGGTTGACGGCTTTGTGAGCACATGGGTTGTGTATGAGGTTGAGGAGATAGGTTCATGACGCTGACTTCGATGAGCGCTGCGGCTCTCGCATTCATGAAGCTGGGGGCGGAGAGTGTGCGTGAGGCTGACAATGTCGTGACCTTTGCTCCCCACGATCTCGATATAAGCGAATACCCGGCGGCTCTGGAGATGGCAGAAAAAGAACTGCTCGCAGAGCTTAAGCGCAATCTGATCGACATGGTGGATGCCGCCGCCGAAACAGAGCGCCAGCGGTACATCACGCAAGGCGCAGGGCAGGCCTTGACGTATCAGCGCAAGGTTGACGAAGCACGCAGAGCCGCAGCAGAAGAAGACCCCAAGGCCGTGGACTATCCGTTCCTGTGCGCGTCGCTAGGTATTGATGGCGACAGCATTGCGGCGGTCGCACAGACTGTCCTGTCAATGGACGCACTTTGGGCGCAGATCGGCTCCGCCATAGAGGCCGAACGGTTGCGGGCAAAGGCGGCAATCGGGGCCGCAAAGTCGGCCGCCGAAGCGCAGTCTGCATTTGCCAGCATCGTCTGGCCCAGCGTTTAGGAACAGGGTGCCGGGGTTCACCCCGGAAGACGGGTCCAAGTTTGGCGACAGGCCCGTCCGACAGCAAGCACGCTCAACTGTCCACCCGTTCTGCCCGAAGGCAGAGCGCGGTGATACTCAGATTCCCGAGCGTTAGAAAATGAAAAACATTCGCTGCGGCACATGCTCCGCCCTCTTGTTCAAGGCGGGGCGGGCATTCGCCGGAGACATGGAAATCAAGTGCCGCCGGTGCGGCACCATAAACCACTTGAGGCCAGCCGAGCCCGAACCTGACCGCCGCGAGCGGCCGAACGGAGAACCGGCTGCCAATGCCCACCGAAACTGACCTGCCGCCTCTGCCGCCCAAGGCACCGGGCCGCAACCGCTACCGCCACCTGCCCCAGCAGGGGGTTATCCTGATCTGCGAAGATCAGAAGGCTCAGAGCGCGCTTTATGAAGCACTGACCGCCATCAAGAACTGCAAGATCAAGGTGGTGGTGACATGAAACTCACTGTTCAGAACTCGTGCCCGGACTTCGACAGCTACCGTGCGGCAAGGGTGAAGTCCCTGTTCAATGTCGAGGATGGCTGCAGCTTTCAGATGGAGGCCGATCTCCCGATAGAGGATTTGCCTTGGAGCGTAGGGCTGATCGTTGGCCCTTCAGGCTCCGGTAAAACCTCGCTCGGGCGGCGGGTCTTCGCGGCGGATCGTATGACCCGCCTTGATTGGCCTGAGGACGAGCCGATTATCGACGTGATAGCGAGGCACGGCGATTTCGACAGCGTGACCGCCGCGCTGGCCTCGGTCGGCCTCGGTTCTGTGCCGTCCTGGTTGCGGCCTTATCACGTCCTTTCTAACGGCGAGAAATTCCGGGCAGACCTTGCCCGGATCGTCTGCGACCAGCCGGAGGAAATCGTCATTGATGAGTTCACCAGCGTGGTTGACCGGCAGATTGCCAAGGTGGGGGCGTTGGCCTTCGGCAAAGCATGGCGCCGAACCAAGGGCCGTGCGGTGCTTTTGTCCTGCCACTACGACATTGTCGATTGGCTGGATCCGGATTGGGTCTATGACACAGCGACGGGTGTTTTCACCGGGAGGTGTCATCGGCAACGGCCCCCGATTGCCTTGGAAATCCGCCAGACCAACTGGGAATGGTGGCCCTATTTTGAGCCGCATCACTATCTGAAGCTGCCGCATATGATCGCGGCGACCTGCTATGTCGGCTTTGTCGATGATGAGCCGGTCGCACATGTCGCTGTTTCCACCCGGCCGGGACTGGTTGAGGCTCGCGCATGCCGCCTCGTCGTCATGCCTGAGTGGCAGGGCGCGAGCGTTGGCATGAGGTTTCTGAACGCAGTGTGCGCGGCCTGGCGGCGCGGCCAGAACCGTTATCAGCGGCCGATGCCGACGCTGTTTCACACCTCTCACCCCGGCCTGGCAGCTGCGCTCCGACGGGATGCCAAATGGTCCCAAGTTTCCGGGGCGTTATACGGGGGCGAGAAGCGCAAGAGTTCCGAGGGCAAAAGCATGAAATCCGGTTATGGGGGCCATTTCCGTGCCGTCCAGGGCTTCCGCTATATTGAGGGAACAGAGGTGCGCTCATGAAAGTGGGGATCATCGGGCAGAAATGGCTGGCTCATGAGGTCTTCAATAGCCTCATTGATCAACGGCATGAGGTCGTCTTTGCGGCCGCACCAGGCGAGGGCGACCGTCTGTTCAGGGCCGCAGGCGAAAGGGGAGTTCCGGCGTTTGCCTACAAAGCCGATGGCCTAAGCGCGCTTGAAGCCTTCAGCGTAGATCTTCTGATCTGCGCTCACGCTTTCATTTTCGTTCCGGCCAGCCTGCGGGCCAAGGCTGCATATGCGATAGGCTATCACCCGTCGCTTTTGCCGCTGTTTAAGGGGCGGCGTTCCGTTGATGACGCAATTTCAGCGCGGCAAAACGTGACCGGCGGGACCGTCTATCACCTCTCGGATGATTGGGACGCCGGTCCGGTAGCGTTTCAGGACTGGTGCTTCATTCACAAAGGGGAGACTGCCGCCGGTCTCTGGCGGCGTGCGCTCGCGCCAATGGGCAGAGAACTTTTGCTCAAGGCGGCCGACCATCTGGAGCTCTATGGGTTCATACCCGGGCAAGAACAGGAGGCCATCGGAGAGCTGTAA